GCAGCCAGTCCTAGAACACGCTGATCTTCCAAAGATCACGGATTCTTACAGACGTGCCGTTACTGCTACTATCTTGGAAAACCAAGAGAGAGCATCAAAAGAAGACGCTGCTTTCTTAAATGAAGCTGCTCCAACTAACGCAACTGGTTCATCAGTTCAAAATTGGGATCCAATCCTAATTTCTTTAGTTAGAAGAGCTATGCCTAATTTGATTGCTTACGATATTGCTGGCGTTCAGCCAATGACTGGACCAACTGGCCTTATCTTTGCTATGAGAAGCAGATACACTAACCAATCAAGTAACGAAGCATTATTTGACGAAGCTGACACAGACTTCTCTAGCAGAAACGCTGCTGGTGATTCAACAGCTAACTCTGGTGCTGCTCAAACTGGTTCTAACCCAGGTTTATTAAATGATGACCCAAGCACAGCATACACAAGAGGCCAAGGTATGGCAACTGCTACTGCTGAAGCTTTAGGTGATTCTGCTAATAACGCTTTTGCTCAAATGGCTTTCTCAATTGAGAAATCAACTGTGACTGCTAAGTCAAGAGCTCTTAAAGCTGAGTACACTATGGAACTTGCACAAGACCTTAAAGCAATCCACGGTTTAGACGCTGAAACAGAATTGGCTAACATCCTATCTGCTGAGATCCTTGCGGAAATCAATAGAGAAGTTGTAAGAACAATTTACATCAACGCTGAAATCGGTGCATCAGACAACGCTTCTACAGCGATTGGTTCTGTTAATGCTATCAACACAACTACTGCTGGTATCTTTGATTTAGATACTGACTCAAACGGTAGATGGTCAGTTGAGAGATTTAAAGGCCTAATGTTCCAAGTTGAGAGAGAAGCAAACGTTATCGCTCAAAGAACAAGAAGAGGTAGAGGAAATATGATTATCTGTTCTTCAGATGTCGCTTCTGCACTTCAAATGGCTGGCGTGTTAGACTACACACCTGCTCTTAACAATAACCTAAACGTTGACGACACAGGTAATACTTTTGCTGGTGTATTAAACGGTAAATACAAAGTGTACATTGATCCATACAGTGCTAATAACTCTGCTGCTCAATACTTTGTTGTAGGTTACAAAGGTACTTCACCATATGACGCTGGTATATTCTACTGCCCATATGTACCTCTACAAATGGTAAGAGCTGTTGGTCAGGACACTTTCCAACCGAAAATTGGGTTCAAAACAAGATACGGCTTACAAGCAAACCCATTTGCTGAAGCAGGCGTATCTGACAATGCTGTAATCAACGGTGCTGGTAATGCCAACGCTAACAGATACTACAGAAGAGTCAAAGTAGCGAACTTAATGTAATCTTAATTGATTTATTTAAAAAAGGCCGCCCTAAAAAAGCGGCCTTTTTTTATGCAATAAATAAAGTACAACTATGAAGAAAATACTACTACAATACCTATACATATTCATTATAACACTCATAATGTTACTTGTTTTTACTTGGTCAAATGCTTGTGAAGAAGAAAAAGTAAAAACACAAGATTTACCAATATGTGAAGAATATCAAGTATCTACTGAAGAAAACCCTTGTAAAAAAGACGAAGTAAGTATGAGTACAATAGTGGATGCTTTAGAGAAACTAGGTGAGTCTGGAACACTACCGAAATAACATATAAATAATAATATGACAACTATAAACTCATACGGCAGACAACCAACATCACAGGATTATGCCAGTCCTACACAGTTTAAATTTAATGTACTCAAACTACCAAAGGTAGAATATTTTTGTACAGCAGTTAACATACCTGGTATTACACTAGGTGGTAATATGTCACAACAAACACCATTTAAAGATATACCATTACCTGGTGATAAGTTGACATATGAGCCTTTAAGTATGACTTTTTTAGTAGATGAAAATTTAGAAAACTTCCAAGAAATACACGGTTGGTTAGTTGGTCTAGGTTTTCCACGTGACTATTCAGAATTTAGAGATTTAATTTCAGCTGGTAATGATAGATTTCCAGCCAAAAATCAGTCTGTTAGTACAGAAATTGGTAAAGTAAAATATGGTTCACCGAATGTTGGTGGAACATATTCAGATGCTACACTAACTGTATTAACAAGTAAGAACAATCCACAAGTAGAAGTACGATTTAGAAACGTGTTTCCTACTTCTTTGACAGGACTAGACTATAACCAACAGGCCACAGATGTTGAATATCTAACAGCAACTGTTTCCTTTAACTATGAAATATATGATTTTGCTACTGTAGGATCCTCTACAACTAGCGTTACAACCTCGTAGAAGCTTGATTTTTTAAAGCTTTTGTGATATTATGGAGATATTATGGATTTGGAAAAACTACAAGAACAGGCCGATAAAGACCTTAAAATAAATGATACTGAACTAGATTTAGAGTCATTAAAAACACCACAATTACACAACCAGTATATGAAACACTTAACAAAGTATAAGTTAATGTTAAGTCGTGCTGAAACTGAATATAGTATAATGAAAAAAGATAAGTGGGAATATTATACAGGAAAAGCTGACGCTTCCGTGTATGCTCAAAAACCTTTTGATTTAAAAATATTAAGAACTGATATAGACAAGTATTTGGATTCAGATGAAGATTTACAAAAACAAAAACAAAAAGTTGATTATCTTTCCACAACAGTTGATTTTTTAGATAGAACAATTAGACAAATAGGTAATAGAGGTTTTACTATTAAGAACGCCATAGACTGGAGAAAGTTTACCAGTGGAGCTATATAAATAAAATACAGATAATGAAAGTGAGTTAATCATATGCAAACGAGCAACAAGTATATGTACTATAAAAGTGCCATTCCTGAAAAGAAGTGTAAGGAAATTATAGCATTAGGCCTATCTAAAATGGTCGTTGATGAAAAGAAAGGTATTTCAAAAAATGCCTCTACATTTGATGGTAAAGAAAAAGGTGGTGTTGATAGTAAAGGTAAAAAAACATCATCTAAAGTAATGATTGGTGGTGCCAATAAACAGACATTAAAGAAAAAAGGTATTGATGTAAGTAAAGCTTACGTAAGAGATAGTCATATTTCTTGGTTAAATGAAAGATGGTTATACGATTTATTTCATCCATATGTACATCACGCTAACAGACAAGCAGGTTGGATGTGGGAGTGGGATTTTTCAGAGTCTTTTCAGTTTACAGTTTATCACGGACATAAATCAAAAGGTCAATTTTATGGTTGGCACGCTGACGGTCAATCAGATTGGCCAGGTGCTTATAAACCAGCAATTAAAGTAGGTGAAACAAAAGACAAAAAACCTATATTTAAAAACGTTGAAAGAAATGAAGATGGTACAATTAAATTAGATGGTAAAGGAAATCCTGTGCCTTCTACAAAAGATGTGCCTTTAAGACCAAACGGAATGCTAGCGCCAGGTTTTACAGATAATCAAAATATGTGGGATAAGATAAGAAAAATAAGTATGACAGTAAATCTTACAAATCCAAAAAACTATGCTGGTGGTAATTTAAAGTTTGATTTTGGACATCACAATGCTAAAAGATTTCACGTGTGCCAGGAGATAAGACCAACAGGTTCTATTATAATCTTTCCGTCTTATACTCATCATTGTGTAACACCAGTAACAAGAGGAACAAGGTATTCATTAGTGTTATGGTCATTAGGAAAGCCTTGGAGATAATATGCCTAAAAAACAATCAATAAAAGATACAGCGAAATTTTACAAAGATCACAAGTATGTTGTGATTAGAAACTTTATATCTAAAGAACAGGCCGCTTTTATTTACAATTATGGTATGATAAGAGCTAGACGAGCCTCTACAATGATAAACAGTAAATGGCCTGATTATAGGGAAGATGTTGATGGCACATATACAGATCAACAAGTACCAGGTACTTATTCTTGTTATGCTGATCCTGTAATGGAAACTTTACTATTACAAGGCCTACAAGGTATGAGAGAAATTACAGGCCTTAATTTGGCACCAACATATTCGTATTGGAGATTATATAAACAAGGTGATGTTTTAAAAAGACATAAAGATAGGCCTAGTTGTGAAGTATCTACAACACTATGTTTAGGTTATAATAATGAAAATTTAAAAGGTAAAAAGAAAGATTGGGAAAAATATAATTGGCCAATGTGGGTTGATGAAACAGGTGGTTTTGGTAATAAAGGTGTGCCAATTCATATGGAACCAGGTGATATGATTGTCTATAGAGGTTGTATAGTAGAACATTGGAGAGAACCATTTATTGGTAATAATCACGCTCAAGTATTTTTACATTATAATGATGTTGATGGTCCTTATGGCACAAACTGTGTATATGATGGAAGACATCATTTAGGTTTACCACCAGCATTTAAGGATCCTAAAAAGATGCAAGCGATGGCCAAGGCAGACGCTGAATTGAACAAAAAACGTTCATCTAAAAAATAGATATATACCTTTATATTATGTTTTTAAAGAATACATACTTTGTAAAGGAGCGGGCTTTTTCAAAATCTTTTTGTGAAAATATTATAAAAATATTTCAAAATAAAAAACTAGAAAAAGCTAAAATAACTAGTGGTACTCAATCAAATAGAAATTCAAAAGTTTCTTTTATTAAAGATAAAAGTATTGAAACAGAAATAACTAAAGTAATAAATCAGATAAACGAAACAGCTAAATGGAATTTTTTATTAAGAGAATTTGAACCGTTACAATATACAGTTTATACTAAAGATGATTTTTATGACTGGCATATTGATAGTCGTTTAAAACCATACGATAATGGTT